CGTCTCAGGCGATCATCCGTTAGGTTAGAGAGTGAGATGAGGGCGCTTCTGCGTACTCCCCCGACAACAATACACGATGCTATCTTACAGCAAAGATCGTGACATTCAATGGAGCTAAGTTTTCTTCCAGCAGATCCTTGAAAGAGTTCTGTTGTAAATTTGAAGAGATCGACGAGAGGTTCTGGACCACTTGCACGACCGCCGAAAGTCGAGAGTGGGGCACCTGCATCGCGTACTCGACTAACGTCCCACCTTGGAAGTTGACCTGAATACAGCAGTGATACCAGTTCCCTAAACGATTTCGCCCATCCGATTTTCGAATCTGCAACATGGATAACTGTGTCTGTTTCATGGAACTCCTCGGCCACTTCTGGTAACTTCGTTACGTACTGTCGTTCTACTGAGTAACCTCCGCCTGTGCCACACAGAAGGATGTACATTAGCTCATCAAAGGCCCTAGGATTATCTATGGGCAAGTAAGCACAGTTAAACCCTGCTACGTTGTCTCGCTCTAAGGCCTTCCCAGCGGTCATCAGTGCTCGCATGGATGGCATTACCTCTAGATTAGTAATGGCCTCTGTGACTAATGAGACATCCTCACCCTTGAGGCTACCACGGTCTATCCAAAACTGTACGTAGCGATTAACTGTTTCTTCCCATGTCTCTCTACGCTTCTCCTCTGGCAGGTATCTAGCGTACCTTGACTTGTGTATGTATTGTTGATATGCGTCCATCTATTCTGTTACTCCTAGTGTCTCGTTAAGTATGGCTTGGGATGCTAACTGTAGTAACATGTGTACACCATCAGGGTACTGTTCATTAGATGCTACTTCAAACATCTCCCCGTCTTCGTACATTACTACTACTACTTTAGGACTCCTGTCCTCCTCTTCCATCAGCGCGGCTTTGGTTGCAAAGGCCGTAAGGAACTCTGTGGTTGTAATAGAGTCCTCCTCTGTGCCACCTTTGCCAAAGTTGCCTTCGACTACCTTCATTGTGACACCTCCTCTACTAACCAATTTAGATATACCTGCGCTTTCTTTAGGTCTTCTCTTCCATTCTTGTACTCGTAGCGCCAGAGGTACTTAAGGCAGTTACCCTTGAGGTAACCTTTGTACTCCTGAGGGTGCATAGATGCCTTGATTGCTTCGATGGCTTCTATGGCTCCTTTGTTGTAGTGATCTGGTTGTGCTACGGGGTCATGCTTCCTCTTTGTTACCTTGTCCCACTCAGAGGGGGTAGCTTCGTTTAGACCGTTTAACTCACTCTTGGTATAGGTAGTCCATTCGTTACTCATAGACTTCTTCCTCTAGTTCCTCTGTAAACTGATCTAGCTTACGCAGTAGTTTATCTTCAAACCTGTCTAGAATCTCCTCGGATGAAATCTGTAGTGCCTCTAGTAGGTCATCAGGGTCGTAGTGTTGCAACAGTCTCTCCTTAATTTCGTCTAGTGTCAGTGACATAATCGACTAACTCCTTTAGTGTATCTATATTATACCACAGAATGTTGTTCTTGTCACACCACTGTGCCATAGTATTCTTCGTATTTTTACTCACTTTCTGATTAGGCTTCATCAGTACAAATATGAGTTCGTGTGTTTCTGGGATGCACTTAGAGATCGAACGATACTTTTGCGTGTCTCCTGATCGAAAGTATCCTTTGCACTCAATGAGGTAAGTTCGTCCACCGCGTTCGTACACAAAGTCTGGGGTGTACTTACGTTCGATTTTGTAGTCGATTTGCCACGGTTCGTAGCTAAAACCGTATGGTTGTAACTGTTTCGATACGTCATGTTCAAACCCTGATCTAAACTCATTAGGATATTTCTTGGACTTTCGGCTCATTTACCACCTCTGTTAAATATCTGGGACCACTTGAGTAGAGAAATGTACGCAAACCTGACCAACATACGTGTTTGTACTGGCAATAGGAGCAACCCACGGCTAACTTCTGGTTTCCACTTTTGCCGTCCGGAACGACTTCGTGACATACCTCGGGCCACACTGGTTGCTCCACTAGTTTTTTTACGCGTTCAATGTGCTCCTCAATGTCGTAGCCTATCTTAGCGTGTACAGGGGCCTGCGTGTCATCTGAGTCGTACATGAGGTACGTCAGGTGACCATTCTGTTTATCCATGGCTAACCAGCCAAACGTGCTTTCCCCCTCAGAATGCGCGTAACCTTTAATCTGAGCGACGTATCCGAATGGATCATCAAAAGCAAGAGTTCCATCTTTGAATTTCTTAAACCCAAAAGTGGAAGTACTCTTAACATCAGTGACAATACCGTCAATTTTACAGTCCATAGAACCTGAGATGCCAGCAACTTCACATTTCTTTTGTTCATCTGTAACCTCGTGTCCTGAGAGTCTAGTGAGAAACAACAGCATCTCTTCGATCAAGTGTCCGTACATAAACTTGACGTAGGTATTAGGAGTCATATCCTCCTGTACATCAGAGTTGTTTACAGCGTTCCAGAGGTAGCGATCATCTCGCCCGATGTTGGACATACGTAGCTTACGTCCATCACGTTTCTCAGTGAACAATGTAGACATGAGTTTCTTACAGTTCTCCCCGAACTTATCTATCTCTTCGTAGAGGTCCACGTCCTCCGGTATTTCCTTAGTAGAGACCACCTTATAGATGTCATCTACTAATGTGTAAATGTCCTTCATTCAAACTCCTCCATAGTACCCCTAATCATAAGTTTAGCAAAAGCTGGGTCACACTTAAACCACTCGTTCTTCCTAGCGTCTGAACACTCCGTCAGTATCTCGTGTGCCGCTTGCTCTGCCGCCCTACGGTCACTAACGCTCCAGCTATAGTACAATGCGTAGTCCCTGTGAGGTGAAGAAGTCTGGTAGTTACTCAGGCGGTCCTCTGCGTCAATAGCCATGCCTACCTTGACCCACTCTGGGAAGCTCTCGTTAACGATGATGTACACTTGCCCTTCCTTGGAGCTATTGTACTTCTCTAGACTACTAAAGGCCGCGTCTTCAAAGTTCTTGTATCGACCAGCCTTGTGCAGAGGATGTGTCTGTACGATGTATTTACCGTTGACGTACATGCGGTCCTCGTTCCTAGCCTTCTGTCGGTCTGGGTTATCTTTGTAGTACTTACCTTCTGTCTTAGTGTAAATCATTTGTTATCCTCAGTGGGTTTCTGCCCATGTGTCTCCGACTTGATACTCTCCGTCGAGGGGGCATCTAAGGTCGAATGATATACCCGCCGCCTTGATGCACTCGACCGCGAGCCAGCCAAACTTCCCTGCTTGTTTTGGATTAACCTCCGTTTGTATCTCATCGTGCACGTTCCCTATGAACTTGTAATCAATGTTATGCTGAGTAGCGTAGTCATCTAGGAGAACCAGAGCCCTCTTCATGATGATGGCACCAGCGGCCTGTAGTAGTGTGTTTAATGCACTATGTTCTGATCTGATCCAGAGCTTTCTTCCATCAAGTCCGACGAGGTAACCTTTCCTAGAAGCTTGTCCAACTCGCTCTCGTAGAGTTTCAAGAGCAGGTGTGTTTCGTAGAAAGCGTTTCCTAAGCTCACCGCCGTCTCTTGCAGTTCCTCCAACGATACTTCCAATTTTGGCGTCTCCCGCGCCGTAGAGGAAAGCATAGATGAAAGTCTTTGCCTGAGGTCGTGTTGCAAGTCCAGAAGCAATTTGATTTCTGGTGTGAATGTCTTCTTTAAGTAGGACACTTGTAAACTCCTCATCGTCCATGTAATGAGCTAACATACGTAGCTCTAGTCCACTGGCATCAACTCCAACCAGCTTACGATCCTTAGGTACTATCCAACAACTTCGGCACTCCTTACCGTACAGTGAGTTACTAGAGGGAACCTGTGCCATGTTAGGGGTCTGATGCGTCATACGTCCTGTAACTGCACCGTTAGTTGTGACCCGCCCGTGTACCCTACCGTCATCCTGTACGTGCTCTAGCCAAGAGGATACCTGTGCGTAACGCTTCTGTAACATCAAGTACTCTAAGACTTGCACAGCCTCCGGTATGTGTTTGTTCTCCTCAAGCGTCTTTTCGTCAACCTGTGCCCTACCACTAGGCGTGAGTTCCGACCATACAGCACCCTTAGCTTCAAGTCTTTGCGCCACTTGTTGCCTCG